ACAGGTTGATCAGATTCTTGACGTTGCAAAGCTTTACAAGCAGGGCATGCAGGTTTCTCTTGCAACAGCATTTGCTGAAGCAACACTAGAGAACCTTCTTCTTGCACTTGCTTACAGCGATTCAAAGCTATCAGGAACAAAGTCATCTTCAAATGGCCGTGCACTTGATCTTTCTGCTGGAGACATTGGAGAATGTCCAGTTGAGCGTGGTATCGTTGCAGTAGGCCCAGGAACAGGCGATTGCGTAGATTCAGCAACAGTAGAGCGTGTTTACACAGCATACCGTGCACTTTCAATTGAAAATGTTACAGTATCTGCAAAGCGTGATGAGGCTTCAATGTTTGAAGTTTCATTCCGTCTACTCCCAGAGGACGTATCTGGTTCATATGGTAAGATCGTAGATCGCACCTGGACACCAGCATCATAATTTAATACAAATTATACGACTGAGCCCACTACAAAAGTAGTGGGTTTTGTTGTTTCTATGTGATAAAATTGAATCATATGGCTACAACTGTTTATAATAATAAAATAATTATGCTCACCGATGGAACTGAATTAGAGGCTATGCCTTTAAAAATTAAGTACCTTCGTGAGTTTATGGATGCTTTTCAGGTTGTTCAAAAAGCAAACAATGATGATGAAGCTATTGGTCTTTTGGTTGAATGTGTAAGAATAGCCATGAAACAATATTGCCCACGCATATCTAGAAGTGTGGAAGATATTGAAGACAATATTGATCTACCAAATATATATGAAACTCTTGATATCGCAGGTGGAATAAAAATAAAGGCTAGTTCGGAAGAGTCTGTAAAATCTCAAGCAAATGATAGTGGTGTTACCTGGGATACATTAGATTTAGCAAAGTTAGAATCAGAAGTATTTTTGCTGGGTATATGGAAAGACTATCATGAACTAGAATTATCTTTATCCATGCCAGAGCTATTAGCAACATTGGCAAGTAAAAGAGAGCTAGATTATGAAGAAAAGAAATTTTTAGCAGCAATACAAGGCGTTGATCTGGATGCAGAAAATGGCAGTGATAGGGGACAAAAAGAATGGGAAGACATGAAGGCTAGAGTATTTAGTGGTGGAGCCACATCTGACAGCGATGATGTACTTGCCTTGCAGGGTGTTAATGCAACAAAGGCAGGGTTTGGAATAGGTCTGGGACTTGACTATGAAGACTTCCGTGACCCTGCGGTTATGCTATAATTGACTAAGCCTATATAGGAGGAAAAATGGCAACAAAAGTACATGAGGGTAACAAACTTACACTTATTGATGGGACAGAGATTGAGGTTAGACCTCTTAAGATTTCTCTACTTCGCCCATTTATGAAGAAGTTTGAAGGTGTGGCAGCGGTGGCAGACAACAATGAAAAGTCAATGACTCTTCTACTTGAATGCGTACAGATTGCTATGGAGCAGTATAAGCCAGAACTGGCTAAAGACTTGGGAGCTCTAGAAGAAATTCTTGATCTTCCAACTGTCTACAAGATTGTTGAAGCAGCATCAGGTATTGAGCTTGGTTCTGTAAACGATATTCTTGGCTAAAGATAAAACTTAAAAGAGGTGATACATGGCTGATGTAAATGCTAATATTGGCGTAAATATTGATACGTCTGCAGCATTGGCTCAACTAAAAAGCCTACAACGCCAGATATCACAGTTTCACTCTTCAATTTCTAAGTCTAGTGAAGCAGCAGCTCTTGCACAGAGGGATCTGCAGAGAAATTTTCTTAATAGCGTAAATTCTATTGGAGCTTTCTCTGCAGAACTCCGCACTGTAAGAACAACCTCTGAGTCCTTTACAAATTCTCTTGAGAAGAATAAATTCTCAATGCGAGAATATTTCCGATATGCTGGGGCATCTACAAAAACATTTGGTCGCTTATTTAAATCAGAGTATGACACAATTGGCAAGGTAGCAGAAGATCGTGTAAAGAAGCTACAAACACAATACATTAAGATGGGCAGAGATGCCACTGGAGCAATGAAGGCTATTGCTATTATTCCTAATCAATTGGACTTAGACAATTATTCAACACAGCTACAGCTAACGGCACAGAGGCAAGCATTATTTAATCAGTTAATGAGACAAGGATCTACCAATCTTCTAAACTTTGGTAAAAATACACAGTGGGCTGGTCGCCAACTTATGGTTGGATTTACATTGCCACTTATGGCAGCAGGAGCTGCTGCATCAAAATCATTTATGGAGATGGAAGCACAAGCCCTTAAGTTTAAAAAGGTTTACGGAGATTTATTTACACCACAAGAAGAAACACAGCAAGCACTTGAAAATATACAAGCGCTGGCAAGAGAGTTTACAAAATATGGAGTTGCAGTTTCGGATACTGTTGGACTCGCAGCAGATGCTGCAGCTGCAGGCTTTCAGGGATTAGACCTACAACGTCAAACAGCACAAGCAACAAGACTTTCCGTACTTGGTCAAATTGATAACCAGCAGGCGCTTGAAACAACTATTGCTCTTCAAAATGCATTTAAGATTTCAAGCGAAGAACTGGCTGAAAGTATTGACTTTCTTAACGCAGTTGAAAACCAAACTGTTGTATCCCTAGATGACGTTACTATTGCAATTCCAAAAGTTGCACCAGTCATTAAGCAACTTGGTGGAGATGTAAAAGATTTAGCCTTCTTCCTTACAGCAATGAAGGAAGGTGGAATTAATGCATCCGAAGGAGCTAACGCTCTCAAGTCTGGTCTTGCATCATTAATTAATCCAAGCACAAGAGCAAGGGATATGCTTCAAGGTTTGGGAATTGACATTAATGCAATTGTTAATAATAACAGTGGAGACATCAGAGGAACAGTTATTGGTTTTGCTAAAGCTCTTGACACACTTGCACCTCTTGAAAGAGCAAGAGCAATTGAACAAATGTTTGGAAAGTTTCAGTTTGCTCGTTTATCTGCACTATTTGCAAACGTAACAAGAGATGGAACACAAGCATCTCGTGTACTTAAACTTGCTACATCTTCAGTAGAAGACCTAGCAAATCTATCAGAACAAGAATTAGGCAAGACCGCAGACTCTGCAATGAATAAATTTAAAAAATCTGTTGAAGATTTAAAGTTTGCACTTGTTCCAGTTGGAGAGGCTTTTCTAAAAGCAGTAACTCCAATTATTGATTTTATTGGTGGCATTGCAGAAAAGTTTGGTAATCTTTCTGATGGAACTAAAAAAGCTATAACTTTAATGGTCACAGTCATTGGTGGCCTTGGGCCTGTTCTCCTAATGACATTTGGTTTGCTTGCTAACGGTGTTGCAAATATTATTAAACTATTTTTAACACTACGCATGGGGTATCAAAGATTAACGGGGCAGTCACAAAATCTAGGTGAACAAACACAGTACATGACCATGGAGCAGATAGATGCAGCTGCTGCAGCCCATTCACTTAATCAGGCACATGCAAACCTTACCCAACAGTTTACAGTAGAGGCAGAGGCCCTCCAGAAGCTTATAGCATCTTATACAGCAGCAACAGTAGCAGGAGCAAAGTTTGCATCTCTAAACCCTGGCATGATGGTTACTCCACCAACAAGAAAGAAGTATGCATCAGGTGTTGTTTCTGTTCCTGGTCCAAAGGGAGCTGGAGATATAGTTCCAGCAATGCTTAGCCCAGGAGAAGCAGTAATTCCTGCAGCAATGGCAAAGAAGTATGCTCCATTAATTAACGGCATGATTGCTGGAAATATTCCAGGGTATAGCTTAGGTAAATACGGAGCAGATGCAATAGGACCAGATAATGCACCAGCAGTGTGGGGACACATAACATTAAGAATTAAATCAACTGTTGATGCTGTCTTGGCTGAGCTTTTAGCACTACCAGAAGAGCTAAGAAGAGCAAGACAAGCAGATATTTATAAGTTACAGGATCTTAAAGACTTGGGTGGTGGACAAGAAACTGTAAATGCCTACACAGGTCTTGCAACTCAGCAATCCAAGACACTAAATGACGCAATTGGAGCAGGTACATCAATGGTACCAGTTCAAACTTTCTTGGATGACTTTGACCATTTTGGTCCTGGCATGTTTATTCCTGCACTTATAGATGGTGGATCAAGCCTAGAAGAAGTTGCAGATGAACTACCTCAGTATCATGCATCATTAAAAGAAGCAGTAATCAAAGAAGCAAACTTAACCAAAGATAAGACTCTTACTGGAGAACAATATCAAAGATTAGAAAAAGAATTAAGATTAGCATTGCCAGCAACTTCAAAGTTAAGAAAAGCACTTGATAGAGCAGAGGCTAAAGTTGATGAACTTAGAGTAAATCTCTCTACTAGATTTGTAGATAAAGTTAAGGCAGAAAGACCAGAGTTAATAGTCAATGAAGGAACTTCACGTGAATCAATATTGGTTCGTGGAGCAAGTGGTAAACCAGCATCTACAATGGTTAGAGTTAAAGGAACTCCATTACGTAAAAAAGATATTCTAGGTAGACAGGCAATGCTTGAAGAAAGTCAGGCTCTGGCTCTTGCATCTCAATCATCAGCTCCTCAACCTTTTGCAAACTCACCACAGTATGAAAGAAAAATTGACTTAACTGGAGCACCAGGATCTTCTGCAAGAAGTGGAGCAAACTATAGACGTACCCATAATCTTATTATGGAAAGAATTCAAAGAGATGCAGAATTAACAGCACAGAAAGCAGTAGACGCAACCGCAAAGGGTGCAGGAACAGCATCTCCATCAAAGAAAACAATTCCAATTGGAGAAGATATTGCTCGTGGCCTTGAAGTTGGAATGGCAAATAGACAAGATGACGTTGCTCGTTCTGGACAAAATCTTGCAGATGGAGCGGTAGCTGGAGCAACCAAGAGAGTAAGAAGAGTTGCAACAAGACCTGTAGGTGCTCCAAACATAGACAACATGGTAATGGCTGGCTCCCCAAGAACACGTAGACCTGGTGCTGCATATAGACCTCAAGGACCATCAGATGTTCCAGCAGCAGTTCTTAGAGAAACAGAAGCAAAGATGGCTGCACAACGTGCTGAAGCAGCGAAAAAGGCAGCCCAACAGCAAATACAACAACAAGAAGCACTTACATTAGCAGCACAAAAAGAAACAGCAGCACGTCAAGCTTCAATGGCAAGAATGGGTAAATTCAACGGTGCTCTACAAAGTGGATCTTTTGCTCTAATGGGTTTGTCTGGTGTAGCACAAATGTTTGGTGGATCATTAGGAAAAGTTTCATCAATAATCTTTGGTGTATCTGGTGCACTATTTGGACTACAAACAGTAACTCAGTTATTAACACAAGAGATGTTATTACAAAAAATAGCAACTAGAGCAAATACAGTTGCAGGTGCAATGGGAGCAGCAAGCTTTAAGGAATTATTTATTGGAGTTTCAGGCTTTGGTGCAAGAATAAAGATTGCAGCCAAATTTTTATCACGGTTTGTAGGAATAGCAGGTAGACTTTTTGCATCAGTAGGAATAACGGTGGGTGTTTTCCAAACACTAAACTCTGTTAGAGATCGTGAAATCAAACAGATCAATGGACTATCAGATGCCATTAAAACAACAACTAACCAAGTAAAAACTTTGGGAGATTTTTTTAGTGTTGTACCATCTAAGCTTCCATTTGATCTAAAACCAGGAAGTGAAATTGTTGCTCCGCAGGTAAGATCACAAAGAGAATCATTAAAGCTAGATAGTGGATTTAAATCACAGTTTAAAAATACAATAAAAACTTTGTCTACAGCAACAGCAGAAGAAGCACAGATAGTATTTTCTTCTTTAGCATTAAACCTTAAAGCGCAAGGGTTTGCAACTGAGCAGGTTCAAACAATAATTGATGCACTGCGTGAAGAATCAGGTAAAACAGATGTAGTGATTGATGTTAAGTCTTTAAACCTTTCACCAGAATCAATTAAAAAGTTGCAAGGACAAATAGCTTTAATATTTGCAAACTTTACTAAATCATCAAAGATTAAGCCAACTGGATTTCAAAAATTTATAAGTGGTGCTATAGACCAAATGCTTGGAAGACAGCCAAAACTTAAACAGTTTACTGCTGAAACAGAAAAATCTCTTAATGCAATAACAGCTTTTATGTCTGAAACGGCAAAATCTTCTGCAGGAATGTTTAGTCTAGGACTTATTAATTCAGAAACATACACAGGTAGTCTTTACGGTGTTATATCAATGACAGACAGTCTTAATGCAGCCAATAAAAAGCTTGTTCTTACCAGGGTATTTGAATCACTTGGAAAAGGTTCAGGAGCACTTCTATCGGTCTTAAAAAGTGCAAAGGAACAGATGATGGGTCTAGCTTTGCTTAGTTCTGGAATCTTGGACAAAGATAACCCAATATTTAAAGCCCTAGGATCTGATGACTATATGACTCGCAGAAGAGGCGAAAACCAACTTGCAAAAAGGTATAATCGTTATCTTACCTCTATAAAAAAAGCAACTGATGAGATAGACCAAACAGATCTAGATGCTAGAAACCCTAGCCCAGACGGAGCTGCTCTTTCTGCTCAAGCAAAACTTACAATTGCAAGACTACAAAAAGAACTTGATGGATTAAAAACAAAACGTGACCTTATAGATGAAGCAAACGATGGATTAAAACGTCAATACGAATATCAGCAAAAACTAATGCAGCTATCCAAAGATGCAACACAAGCAAAAATCTCTGGAGATTATATTGGTGCAAGTATTATTGAGCAACAAAAATCATTTGAAGCTACACAATTTAATAAAGAGACAGACTCATTAGCTCTTAATAAAAAAATAACAGCTCTAGAAAATAGAATTTCAGCATTAAATGCTAATGCCAAAGTTACTGCTGCAGAAAAGAAATTAAATGATTTAACGAAAAAGGATGTTTCTCCAATTAAAAAAGCAGTTGGAGGATACATAAGACATTACGGAGAAGGAAGCACAGGCGGAGTAAAGGGTCCAGGAACTGGAACATCTGATTCTATTCCTGCATATCTTTCAAATGGTGAATATGTAATTAAAGCAGATTCCGTCAAAAAATATGGCGTAGGAACATTTGATGCATTAAATGCACAAAAGTTTGCAGATGGTGGGATAGTAAATCTACCTGGTTACTTTGATGAATTTAAAAATAAGTTAAAAACTGATTTGTTTAAAGACTTAAAATTAAGTCCTAACGAAATAAAAGAAAAAAGAAGAAAAGAAAATGATAAACAGTTAAGAAACCTTATTAAGAAAATAAGAAAATCATTAGGGTTTGCAGATGGCGGATTACTAAATCTCCCAGGTTACCTTGATGAATTTAAAAACAAAGTAAAAACTGATTTGTTTAAAGACTTAAAATTAAGTCCTAACGAAATAAAAGAAAAAAGAAGAAAAGAAAATGATAAACAGTTAAGAAACCTTATTAAGAAAATAAGAAAATCATTAGGGTTTGCAGATGGTGGAATTGCAAATGCTACTGGTATGGGGCTTGATTGGCTAGGAAAAACCTTATTTAAATCTGGTAACTCTGTAATTAAAAATTTATTAGGTTTTGATGTTACTAAACCAATGAGTAAAAAATCTGGCATGGAAAAATTTTCTATGGCATCAATGCTTATTCCAGGTAGCTCTGCTGCAAAAACTGGACTCAAGGCAACAAAATTAGCAGACCCAGAAACCCTTAAGTACTTTATGTTGCGTGGCACCGATGGAGATATTACTAAAATAGATGAAATTGTCGCTGCAGCAGTTAATGGAAACAAAAAAAATGTTAAGGGAATGTCTGTAGTTAGTCATGATCCAATAGGAATTTCAACACTAGAAAGTCTTTTCAATAAGGGTGGACCAAGATCAACCAAAGATTTGCTTGGTTTATCTTTAATGTTGGGAGCAAAAGAAAGCGGTATAACAAAAACTGGAGTTGCAATATCAGCAAGTGCAGATAGATCTATGTATTCAGAAGCTTTGGTTAAGGGACTAGAAAGACGAGGGCTTGGAAAAGTAATTGGCTTGCCAGAAAGAAATTCATCTGACCTTATTGGAGCAAACACAAAAAAAGCTTTATCAGATAGAGATGAAATATTAAAAACCGTATCTGAAGATACTGATCAAATGTGGAAGGGTGGTTTTGAAGTTCCAGAGTTAGCTTTAAATGCCTCAAGAGAAGCAATAACAAAATTACTTACAACTGGATATGATAAAGCTCAATTTAAAGAATTATTAACAATATTTAGTAAGTCTATGAAGGAAAAACTAAATTTTGCTATGGGCGGATTAGTCCCTGGCTACAAAGATGGAGGGTCAGTAAAAGATGGATGGCTACAAAAGTGGGCTAAGTCTTTAAGCGGACAACCAGGCGCAGAAATGATGGGAACTGCACCAATACTTAGATTGCTTTCTGGCATGGGTAGCAAAGGCGATAAATTAGGTGCTGCCATGGCTCCACTTAGTTTTGCTGGAATGGGAATTGGTTCAAAAATTGGAAATTCGGGTGGACTAATGAAAGCACTTTACTCAATTCCAAATAAAATATATCAAGCTAGAAATCAAGCCAAAGTTAATTCAATGATAAAGAGTGGAATGTGGCATGGGTCACAGCCTACAGGCTCCCGTGGAGAAGATTATCTTCAGGGTACAAATATTTTAGATGGTGCAGAATCTAATGATCCTTATTATGGAATGGGATTCTTTGGAACATCTTCTAAGGCAGAAGCAGACCTTTATGCAGGTGGATATAACTCTTCAAGCAACTGGGGATCATCTTTTGGCTCAATGAACAATATTGTTGGCGCACCAAAAGGTAAATATATAGATTTCACTAGAGGAACAAACTCTCTTAAGTGGCAAGATTATTCATTAGCTAAAGCATTAGGAGTTAAAAGAAATGGCTATATAGGGGACTATATGCCAGAGAACTTGGGCGAAATCATGTCTGGTGAAGGCATGACTGGTGCAATAATGAACAGAGTCAACGCTGGATATGTTCCAAAAGATATAGCAGGAGCTAAATGGTTATCTTGGAATAATCCTGCAGGAGTAATTACAAAAGAAAAATTTGCAAATGGTGGCCTTGTCAGAGGTCCAGGAACAACAACATCAGATTCTATAATGGCAAAAGTTGGCTATGCAAAAGGCGGAACAATCGGACTTTCCAATAAGGAATATGTAGTTAAAGCAGCAGCTGTTAAAAAATATGGTACTGGGTTTATGGATGCAATTAATGAACAAAAATTCGGTGCTGGGTTTAAAGATTCAATTAGTAGTCAAAAACTTTCATCTATAGAGCCAGTTAAACAAGATTCAAAGGGCGATGTAGTGTATAATAATTATGTAACTGTAAACGGAACTGATCTTAACAAAAAGGAAGTTGCTGATGAGGTTATTATGAGATTAAATAAAACACAAAAACAGAACAATAAATCAAACATGGTGACATACTAATGGCATATAAAATTCAAGCGGGAATCCAAGTCTCCCTTAATGGATCAACTTGGTATAAGTTAACAGATCATAATAGGGAAGCTGTACAGATAGATGTAGAACTAATTGAATCATCATCTCGTATGGCTAATGGCTCTATGAGAAAATATGTGGTTGCTAAGAAGCACAAGGTTTCAACTTCCTGGACATTCCTACCAACAAAGACAGCAGAAACAGCTGATGGTAACTATGGAGCAGCGTGGATGGAATCATTCTACATTGCTAATGCAGGAGTTCCTATTTATTTAAAGATTGTTGAGTCTAAGCTAAATGCAGACCCAGCAGCAGGAGCAATCCCAGATGAGTCAGGTACAAACTTTAAAACAGCACAAACAGAAGCTACAGTCACAAATGCAACGGGATTTAGAACATATAATGCATTTATAACTTCATTCTCAAAAACATTATCAAAGAGAACATCAGTATCAGACTACGTAGATATTAATATTGAGTTTACGGAGATCTAAATGCTAACAAATGTGGGTTCGTCTGTTTTTACAAATTCAGATTCAGTTACGATGGTGCCAGTAGTTGCTGCTGAATGGAACCATAATCTATTTAATCCCCCACATATTACTACAGCTGGCAATGGTACTAAAATTTATGGAACATTAACATATGGAACAGTAGCATCAGTTACATCTGGGGCAAAACCTAATTTCACAACAAAAAGTTTTAAGATGGATAACGACAATGAGGATATAAAATATAGCGTAACCGTAACTACCAATAGTAAATCTGCCTACAAAATAGTTACATATGTAAAAACAGATAGTCCAATTCCTGTTACTATGTCTTGTTTTGCTAAAAGCTCAGCAACTCAGTATGGTTCATCTCAAGAAGAAGTAAGCTCTTTGGGATGGACTAAGATAATAACATATATTGGTTTATCTTCTAGCGAAGAGCAAACATCCTCTTTTGTTTTTACTATGAACGCAAATTCTTTATATTATGATCAAACTCACCCAACAATTTATTTTACGGAACCAGAGATATATGAAACAACATACTATGATTATCAAAACCATTCTCTTTGGCCAACAGATTCACCATTTACATACTTTAGGCCTGGAGAATCATATGTTGAAACTGGAAATTCAAAATACTCAACGCCATCTAATTACAGAAAAATAACATCTCCAACCATCAACGGATATACTTCAGCGGTTTATTCCCCTGTTAGCTCTATTATTCAAACACCAAAATTTTTCTTAGCCTCTAGTCCAGTACCATTGCTAAAAACTGCTTTGCCAACAGATATTGCTTCTTACAAATATTTTACATCAGACAATACTTCAAGGTCTATATCGGCGGTATACGAAAAAACAATATTAACCAACAAAATTGTTATTAAAGTAAATACATTAATGACAATACCCTCAATAGGAATAAGCATAGATGGAACAAGAATATCTGTTGATGGAAGCCAGACGGTCACCTTTCCAACTAACTCAGATGGATTCTGCACTGGAGTTTTAACTATAGACTGGAATGGCACTGCTTGGACAAAGAAAAAGTGGGGAGATCCAACTGCATCTCCAGTGACATCAATGCCAAAGTTTAATAGCTCTGGATCAATCACACAAACAATGTCACTAAGCAAGCTATCAGTAATCCAATTATCACAATCTGACAAAACAGAGTTTTCTTCATATACAAACCAAAATGTAGTTGATGATTTAGAACGAGCTCAAATTATTGAGATATCTCCAAGACTTGAAGTTGATCTATCTGAGTTTGTGCAAACAGCTTCAATTGATAAAAGCCTAGACTCTCAAAGCAGTGTTCTTCCAATATCATCAATGAATACTAATAGTGCAAACATTGTTCTATCTGGAATACCACTTTTAAATAATAATGAAAAGGTTAATATATTTTCTAGCCAAAGCGATCAATCATCAACAATCTTGGCTAACCTTTTAAGAAAAAATATTAAACTATATATAGGATTTAATATTTTGGGGTATACAAACCTCTCCTCATCAACAGTAAACACAACAAGTACACATATACCCGCAGGCGTATTCTACTCTGATTCATGGGAAGAAAACGATATAGACACAGTTTCTATACAAGCATTTGATGTAACAAGATACCTGCAGTCAAGTCCTGTAACAGATTACGTTGCTAATCTTAAAACCATATTTGAGATAATAACAAACATTTTAGACATGTCTGGATTTACAGACTATGACTATGATTCACTGTACAAGGTTTGCAATAATAAAGCAATGCCTCTTGATGTTTCTTATTTTTATTGTAACTCAAAAGATTCAACCGTGGTTGATACTTTAAATAAAATTTTTGTTGCTTATCAAATAGGAGCATATATTGATGAGTATGGAATAATGAAGTTCCTTAGTTTGCATGATATATTATCTTCTACATCTTCATCAATTAGTCTTTCAGATAGCAATATAGTCAAAGGTGGGTTCTCTGTTTCAAACAGGGCCAAGCCTGGCAAAATATCATTAAGATATCAATCTCCAAAGGTAAAGCAGTCACCATCAATACAAAATGTTGAAAATGCAAGTATTAAAAATTCTCCTTCTTTTATTTATACAACTTCTAATGATGTTGTTTGGCAACAGCAAAGTATAGACTCTGTTGGATTTAACTATTTAAGTGATCCAAGAGATGGTAAATATGGAATGGAAGAAAATGATAACTTCTTTTATATTAATGTAAACGATATTCAAAATATATTCCATACATTTAATCGTGATGCAAATGGCTATGCATTTATTGATAACGAAATTGTTTCATTTTTACATAAAGAATATAACATCGCCAAAGAAGACGGCACAGATAAAGACGTATCTATTAAAAATGATCTTGAGTTGCAGGCTGAAATAAATAGTTTTGTTAAAGAGTATAGAGTAGGACTAATAAAGTCAAATGCTTTAATTACTAATGCATCTGGAAATGGTACAACGGTAACCTACACCGCTTTAAATACTTTTAAGTCTGGACAAAAGGTAAGTATAACTGGAATCAAGCCAGCTGTGTATAACACAATTGGAGTAATATCTTCTGCATCTTCTAGTTCTTTCTCTATAGCAAATGATGCAACTGGGTCGTACGTATCAGGTGGAGAAGCAGTTATTTCGGCAGACTATGATGTAAAGATTACACCAACTGGCCGAATAACAAATGTTGAGCGTGGCTTATTTGGTACCGCTCCAAAAGAACACAAAATAATAACAAGTTTATCAAGCAAGGGTTTAACTGAAAAAATAATGAACCCTGATTACTCTATTGCCTCATCATCAAATAATTATTCAATTGTAGATGATAATGATTCATCTTTACCAAATGTAAGTAAAATTAAAATTTCTCCCCAAGGCAGCGGATCTGTTTTAATTTTCCCAACAAATGAAGTAGACCTTGGATACCAGACATACTCAGTAAAGTTTGAATTTGGAACAGCCCAAACATCATGCGCTGGATTATTTTTTAATATGGCATCAGCAACATCATCTTCTGGAGCTCACATAGTTAGCCTTATGAGATATAACAGAACAAACCCAGCAACATCACAAGGATATAGTCCAGCAAAATATAGATACATTTTAAGTGTTGGCAGCACAGACAATTCTATGGAGGAAACATTTTGGGCAGAAGTTACACAAGAGTGTAGCAGCATAATAAATAACTTTTCAAAAGTTATTAAAAAACAATCATCTTCTACTGGTAATACATATTCTTACGTTACAGATAATCCTATTAACATGAAGGTTGTTTATAAGCTTTCAGATGGTTCTGATGGAGAAAATGCAACAGAACAAGCTCCAAAAAATATTATTTCTGTATTTTTAAATAACATTGAAATAACTGGATGGCAAGAGTTTACAGATGATACATATGATGCAGAAACAAATCCTGCAGGATCTTCTTGGAAGCCAACAGAAGTTAACAAATTAACTGGAATGAGACAAAAACCATACGTTGCAAATAATATCGTTCCTAACAGAAAATTTGGTTTTCATTCTGGAATATATAATCTTTTAAATTTGACTGGAATTTATGATGATATTGTTGAGTATGCTGATAATCCTATTAAATCTCCATCATCTTTAAGAGAGATTCATGCAACCAAAAAACCACTAACAGAAAGAAGCGTTAGTTATTTTTACCAAGACAGAGAATTTCTTAATGGATTAATCCAAGGTCAGCCTTTGTATACAAACTCGCCTACGTACCTTATGCAGACAACACCAGAAGTATCTGGTATTAACTACTATGATATCCAGTATACTACTCCAGCTGCAGTATCAATTGATGTTCTGCCTGTAGAATATATGTGGTACTATTTCCCAGGAAATGAATCACAAGATCAAAAAAATTATCAAAAGAAATTAATTGATGAATATTCATTGTCATATTCAACTCCAATAAATACAGGGTTTAGAGCAAAAATGGCAATCGCAAACAATTCACCTAATATGGTATTTTTACATAAAGAAGCAGACGAGCTTAACCAGTTTACAATTAATCTTAATCTATGGACACATGAAATTGTTGCACCATCTGACCCAGAGATACTAGAGGTAGTCATTGACCCATCTAATGGCTCTGAGGTGGCACAACTAGACTCAGAATGGATACAGTCTAAGCAGGCAGCACAAAAGGTCTTAAAGCTGGTTCAGATGGGAATTGAAGGATTTTCTAAAATGATATCCATCAATATATTTGGAAATCCACTAATACAAATAGGAGATGTGGTAACCCTGTCTTACTCTCTTAATGGCATTAGCCAACAAAAGTACTTTGTTAATTCTATTTCTCATTCATTTGAGCAGGGACTTCAAACAAAGCTTAGCCTAAGCAGAATACAGTAAACCATATACCCCTATGGTATAATTGATAAAATAGGAGAAGACAATGCCATATGTAAAAATATCAGACCCAAACATTATAGACGTTGCTGCATGGCACCAAGTTATTAATGTTGTCAACCAACATAGCGATAGCATAAGTGCAATTACAAATAACTTTGGTATTCAAGGTTCAGGTGTTGTTAATTGGAATGATGATAATGATGTAGTTCATGAATTTACCCCTGGCGCAGAAAAAATACTTTATGGAAGAACTAAGCTTAGTACTGCAACAATGGACTCAAGGGATGGCGATCATTTATTTTGGTATGATATTGATTTTCAAGATTATGTAAGTGGATCTGGATCCTTTAGTGCAAGACCAATTATAACAGCAACAATATCTACAAATAATGAATCAGATGAACCATCACTAACAAATTCACAGGCTATCTGTACAGTTGTTAAAGCGACAAAAGATGGATTTAGAATTAGATTGGTAGATTCAAAATCTACAACAACTAAAGTTGTGAAACTTACTGGAACCTTTTACCTTAACTGGACTGCAATAGGTCCAAGATAAAAGGACACATTGTGGCAAAAAAATCAGAATACAAAAGTAATAAGTCTGTTGCAAAAAATCCAACAGTACCTATTAGTGTTGATGACCCACGATTAGCATGGAATAAAGCACAGCAAACAAAATCTCGTCAAGGTGCTGAAGTTGATATGGTTGGCATTGATGGAAAATCTTTAATTCAAGGCGGTAGTAATTTATCTACACCTAACGGAGGAGTAAGGTCTGATAGCAATAGAAGTCCTGAAGTTATTGTAATCCCACCAACAAATGGTAATCCAGGATATGCAATAGAAGGATTTGATGCAATAGTTCCAACAGATATATCAAATGTTCAAGCAGTATGGTCTGGAGAAGATCTTGTTGTCACTTTTGATTGGGACTATGAAGATCCCTTAAATAATTCAGTATCAGAGTTTATATTAGAAGTAACAGCTGATGGAATTACAAGACAAACGCCATACGGGTCATTTCCAGTAAACAGAACACAGGTAGGACAAACTGCAACTCTAACAAAGTCCTTAAACCGTTCTACTATTGGTATTTTTAGAACTAGTATTACAAGCGTTTGTGTTTATGCAATTGACTCATTTTATAATAAAAGCAATAGTGTTTGTGACACATCAATACCAGCCTATGTCTTAAACCTTCCTATTCCAGTAATAACTGTTACAGCAGCTACTAACGGATATAATGTTGCATATACCCTGCCGACAGAATCAGTTTTTGATGCAATAGATATTGTTGAGTATGAGTCAACTTCGTCTACTGAGCCAACTGGAGTAGATTATTCTAGAGTATATTTTAATAGTATATCGCCTGCAAACATAATAACAGTAAACACAAATCAAAGATGGGTAAAAGCAAGGTTTTCATCAGACAGCGGAGTTTATACAGCATTTTCTGCTGCACAAAAAGTAACACCACTATCTCCAGTAACAGTAGATACTACTGGACCTTCTGCTCCAACTGGAACAGTAACTGGTGGAATAGAAAGTTCTGGAACAATAGGATTTAATGCTTTCTTAAATGTATCTTGGACAGCAGTATCAGACTCTACTTTAAGAGGGTATAGAATTAGATTTAGACCAGTAACTACTCCAACAGCATCAGATTATTCGTATGTAGATTCCCCAGGAAATGCCTCTGCAGGAAGTGAAATAAAATATAGAATAACAGGACTTGCTTCTGGAACAAGCTATGAAGTACAAATTGCTTCATATGATGAGTTTAACAATACTTCTTCATCATACAGTACGCTAACCAATAGCCCAATATCAACTGGTGGAGTTCCTTTTATAGGAGAAAATGTTTCTACAACTGGATATTTTGAAGCTGGAGTTTCTGGAACAGATACAGGAGTTTTTAGATTCGGTTATGGAGTAGAAACTGGAAAAAGAGGATTAGTATTTAATCCAAACAATTATTGGTATATAGATTCATCTCAGTCAGCATCTTTAAAAGTTGGTGGACCAGACAACTACGTTACTTGGAATGGTTCATCTCTTGTAGTAGCTGGAGACCTACAGGCTAAAAAAGGATCTTTTAGTGGAAATGTAAATATTGCAACTGGAGCGTCTATATTTAGCGGAACACTAACTGGAAATACTATAACTGATAGTGCAAATACTGGAGGATCGCTATCTGGTGCAGGGTACATATTAAATGAAGATGGAATTACATTTTCTAATGGACTATCTGGTAGTTCATTAAGACAAACAACTATAGCTGGTGCAAGTGGTTTATTAACAACCAATTCTGCAAACATTGGTGGATGGACAATCAACTCAACAGAGATTAAAAGATCCGCTACTGGACAAGGAACATTATCTCTTAACTCATCACTAGGATATATTTCTGTATCAAGTGATAATGTAGCAAACACATTAGCAGGAATTAATAGCGCCACCTTTGCCACAGATACTACTTTTTGGTCTGGAGGTACTGGACCATTAGATTTTGATAGTTCATTTAGAGTAGATTTATCAGGAAAACTATTTGCAAGAAATGCAGATATTTCAGGAAAAATAGAGGCAGAAAGTGGATATATAGGAACCGCTGCAGACGGCTGGAATATTAATACAAATGGAATAACTGCAGTTGGTGCAGGTAGAATTAAACTCGGTAATTATTCAATGCAAAGTCTTAATGGAACTGATTTTGGAATCTATGATATAAGCACACTAGAGAATCAAGGCAGAAGACAAACATTAATTAGAACTGAAACTATACCTCAAGCAACTGACCCAGGAAGAATATATATTGGAGATCCAAGAAGACAAGTTGAGGTTGCAAAATCAGCACAAGTTTCTGGAGATGGAAGCTCGGTTGAACTTGATTCTTTTACTGATAGTGATGCTCCAACAATAAATGCATACAGATCTGGTGGACTTAGAAATATGTTTACAGCCAATCTATCTGCTCTTAATGCTGCTACTCAAGTAGACGGAACAATTGATTTGTACCCAAGTGCAATAAAAGGAGATGTGCTTATTGTTTATGAGGTAAACAATCCAAACAATCTTGATACTAATCCTTGGAGAAAAATAAATTCTATATATCTAAACACAAAGGGTGTTTCTGGATTAACATACTATTATGCTGGTTATTCAGAATACAATGGAGTATGTTTGTCAGCCCCTGGAGCTGATGGTACAACTTATGAAACTCTTAATCTTCCAACAGGAATTACTATTCAACCTGGAACAACACTTACACAAGTATTTGCAAATAATTCTAGTAGTGGTGAAGTTGTATGGGGAGTTTACAGCACTTTGAATTTTGAAGAGGCAATTAATAAGTTGAATGAACATGCAACTTCAAGAGATAGTGCATGTGCTCCAGGTCAATTTACAGTTCCTAATTTTGTTGGTTTACCTCAACCACCAAGCACTGACCAATACAACATTGTCTTAGGAGATAATGAACCTACTAACAGCCCTGTTTTGTTTGGAACAGTATTTGCACAAAACCCTGCAGCAGGATCACAAGCAGATGAAGGCATTGACATTATTATTAATATGTATGTTGCAAGCACAATACCTCAGTTTGAAGTACCAGACTTTGTTGGTTTAGCTCAACCACCAAGTACTGATGATTATAATATTGTTTTAGGTCCTAGTGTTATAACAAATAGCCCTACTTTAGCTGGAACTGTTCAAGGACAAAATGTTCTTGCATATTCATTCCAGAATGTTGGAATTGATATTACTATTTACATGTATGTTTTGGCAACTCCAACAACATTTACAGTACCGAACTTTGTTGGTGGAGCACAACCACCAAGCACATCTGATTACACAATTGCACTAGGTCCCGATACTACAACAAGTAGTCCTTCTCTGTTTGGAACCGTTGCTACACAGGATAAGGAAGCTGGCTCTTCACAACCTATTGGAACTACGATAACTATTTCTATGTATGTTGCAGCACCAACTCCGCCACCGCCACCGCCTGTACTTCCTCCACAACTTCCACCTCCACCACCACCTGTTATACCACCACCACCTCCTCCTACGCTTCCACCTCCACCACCGCCTGTGCTGCCACCACAGCTGCCACCACCACCACCAGTGGCTCCACCTGTGCTACCACCACAGTTACCACCTCCTGTAACACCACCTGTTGCACCACCAGTGGCTCCACCAACAGCTCCTCCAACTTTGCCACCACCACCACCAGTGGCTCCACCAACTGCACCACCACCACCACCACCTACGCTTCCACCACCACCACCTGTGAAGCCACCAACAGCTCCTCCAACTTTGCCACCTCCTGTTAAGCCACCTCCTGTTAAGCCACCTCCATCATTCTCTGATGCAAGAGACAAGACCAATGTTGAGGCACTAACGCTTGGACTAGACTTTGTAAACAAGTTGAACCCAACTACATACACATGGAACATGCGTGATGGTAGTGTCGTAGACGTTGATGACTTTGGATTCCTAGCACAAGATCTTGTAGCGTTAGAAGATTCTGTAGATGGACATGATAGACTCAGATTGACACATCGTGAAAATCCTGATAAACTTATGATATCTCAAGATAGATTAATTCCTATCTTAGTCAAGGCAATCCAAGATTTGTCTAAACAGATAGAAGATCTAAAGAAAAATTAACATAAACAGTATACTTATTTATCCTTGCTAAGCTTTTTATGATATACTTAAATGTCTTTATATAAAAGGGGTAAAAATGAATTCCAAGCATGATCTGGTAATTACTGCACTGCAACAAAGAATTGGTGAGCTTGTTGCTAACTACGAAACACAGATAGCAATACTAAGGGCAGAGCTTACAATAAATGCACAACAACAGGACACAGAAGACAACGGTCCTGAGTTATACATAGCAGAATAAGTAATAAGACTAGGTTAATAATGCTAAATTGCAATCGCTGTAAAGGAAGAGTTCTTGTTGATAGACAGTACACATCTCAGACTCATATTGAGACTTACTGTGTGCGCTGTGGGGAAAGAAAGTTTTATCATCCCCCGCAAGAAAGTAGGGAGGGCAGATGGCTACTGCTAAACGAAAAATACAGAGCGAAGAGTACAATCAGTCCACTGTAATAAAAGGAAACCAAAAGATTTGGTTTCTTAATGGTGATTTAGTTAGAATTCATCACAACTCTAGATCAACAGGTATGACCTCTTTTTATAATATAACAAAAGATAGACTTGAAACATGTTTGCGTACTGACTTTATAAGGAACAGAGAAAGAGCATATACAATAGCAGAAACTGCAATACTTGTCAATAGGCATAGAAAATATTTACCAAGACTAATTAAATCAGGAACAATCCCTAAACCAACAGGTGCACAATTTGGAGGGGAAACAAAATGGCAAGTAAGAGCATACTACTCTGAATCGCAAGTAAAAGAGATACGTGCTATACTTGCAAGTATACATATTGGACAGCCAAGAAAAGACAAATTAATAACAAACAACATGACTCCTACTAGCCAAGAATTGACACGGCGAATGGGAGACGGTATACTTACATATACAAGGACCGAGGATGGAAGATATATTCCAGTCTGGTCTGAAAGTATTTAAAATAGGAATGGGTGGGTAATGGAAAACGATTCAACTAAGGTAAATGTAACACTTGGATACACTCTTAACCTGGGAAACTTCCAGTCACTAAGACTTGATCTTGGAGTCATTGACAGTGCACGTAATGGTGAAACAGTAGAGCAGGCTTTTAGTCGTGTCTATAAGTTTGTAGAAGACAAGCTTACAGAAAAGATTAAGGAAGCACAAGAAGAGGCCTCTGAAGGCTAATGGCTGACCGCAAAGACCGCATGGCTTTGCTCAGTAGGTTCAACAAATTTTATACACAACGCTATGAGCGTAAGTCTAATATGAACTTAAATGTTGAGCAGTGGGCAGCAGATGCTCTTGTAGAGTCTTATGGCATTTCTCAGTGCTATGATTTGCTAGAGTATTATTTTAGTGTTGCACAAGATCCTACATGGAATTACTTTGCATACAATGCAGAAAAAATTCTTAATGGTAAACTAGAAGTAGAAGAAGATATTAAACAAAGAGCAGAACTAAGAAGAAAAGCAAAGGAGTGGCTGAGTGAATAATACAGAAGCAAAAGTAATCTCAGCAGTCCTAGCAGATAAACAACTTCATGTTTTGCTGCAGGCAAATGTAGAAACATTGCTTCGCACACATAACGATGTGTGGAACTTTATTAGACTATATGCAGAAAACAATGGCACTGTTCCACCAACATCTTTGGTAGTAGAAAAATTTAGAGACTTTGAACCAGTTCAGGGAATTGGTGCAACAAAGCATCACCTTGAAGAATTACAAACAGAATATTTAAATGATAGCCTTAAAGATATTCTTAGGTCTGCAGCAGGTGAAGTTCAAAATGGTCAAGGATCTTTAGCACTTGAAGACCTTATTACAAAGACTTCTCAACTTAAGAAAAACACTTCAGCAATTCGTGATATTGATGCAACAGATATTGATTCTGCTATTGCATACTTTGAAAACGTTAAAGAACAGCAGGCGCTAGGTCATAGAGGAATTAAGACTGGCTTGCCAGGTTTTGATAACTATCTACCATCTGGAATTATGCCAGGACAACTAGGAGTATTTCTTGCATATCCAGGTATTGGTAAATCATGGATGGCTTTATATTTTGCAGTGCAAGCATGGAAGCAAGGCAAGACACCCCTTATTATTTCTCTTGAAATGAGTGAGACGGAAGTTCGCAACCGTGTCTTTACTATTATGGGTGAGGGACTTTGGTCACATCGCAAACTTTCAAATGGTGAAGTTGAACTTGACATGATGAAGAAATGGCACACAGACAGAATTGATGGTCGCCCACCGTTCCATATTATTTCTAATGACTCTGGTGGAGAAGTAACTCCTTCAGTAATCCGTGGAAAACTAGATCAGTATAAGCCAGACTTTGTTGTAGTAGACTACCTTCAGCTAATGAATCCAAATCAAAAAGCTGATAATGAAACGGTAAAGATGAAGAACCTTTCACGAGAACTAAAGCTCATGGCTATTAGTGAAGAGGTGCCTATCATTGCTATCTCATCTGCCACACCTGATGATGTTAAAGACCTCTCTACGGTGCCTACCCTTGCACAAACGGCATGGTCTAGACAGATTGCCTACGATGCTGACTGGGTTCTAGCACTTGGTCGTGCTACAAATAGTGACATAATTGAGTGTGCCTTTAGAAAGAATCGTAATGGTTTTATGGGGGACTTCTTAGTGCAATGTGATTTTGATAAAGGTTATTATCGTTACAAGGATTTTGAAGATGGTAAGTAAAGATATATATACAGAAGATCAGATTCGTCGTGTTCTTAATGGAGCAGGAATTGATATAGAGGCTGAGTTTGGTTCTGACTTTATTATATTTTGTCCTTACCACAATAATAATAGAACACCTGCTGGGGAGGTTTCAAAAGAGTCTGGACTGTTTTTTTGTTTTGGTTGCCAAGTAACCAAAAACTTAACTGAGCTAATTATGTTTATGTCAAATAGGACATACTTTGAAGCAGCTCGTTACATTAAAAGTAAAGAGCAAGAATCAAACCTTTCTTCTGTAATTGATAAAGCCTTGTATGCACCAGCCGATTTTGTTCAGTATGACGAATTACTAATTAAAAGATTAAATAATCAAGCACTTGAATCCCCAAGAGCAATGAGATATTACGAAGGCCGTAGCATAACAAAAGATTCTGTGGTAAAATTTAGTTTAGGTTTTTCAGAAAAGCAAGACTCTGTAACAATACCAATGTCTACTCCAGATGGAATGTGTATTGGTTTTGTTGCTAGAACAATTGAGGGCAAGGATTTCAAAAATACTCCAGGATTACCAAAGAGCAAGATATTGTTTAACTTGCACAGAGTTAAAACATCAACAACAGTCTACGTAGTTGAATCATCATTTGATGCTATTAGACTTGATCAAGTAGGTTTCCCAGCAGTTGCAACACTGGGCGCTAATGTATCTGCATCACAGATTAAACTATTAGCAAAGTACTTCAATAATGTTGTACTTGTTGCAGACAATGATGAGGCTGGCTCTATCATGAAAGATAAACTAGTTGAAAAGCTAGGCCACCTTGTTACAGTAATACAGCTAGATAAAAAATATAAAGACATAGGCGATATGGATGATGAGGCAATTAAAAAGTTGGAGTTCCAATTTGACAATTCAATCATCTCCATGCTAAAATAAAACATAACAAACATATAGGAGAAAATAAAATGGCTATTGTAAAGGGACTAAAAAATATCAACGCATTGGTAGACAAGCCCAAGTATGAAGGCACAGGCAGCAAGGTTCGTTGGCTTAAGTTGGCTGATGGACAGTCAGTAAAGATCCGTTTCATTGAAGAGCTTGATGAAGACTCAGCAAACTATAACGCAGACCGTGGTCTTGCTCTTGTAGTTTCAGAGCACACAAATCCAAAGGACTACAAGCGTAAGGCTGTAGACACAATGGATACAGAAGGACGTGACTGGGCAGAAGAGATGCACCGCAAGGATCCAAAGGCTGGCTGGAGAGCACGTCTTCGCTTCTATTGCAACGTACTTGTAGATGATGGCATTGAAGCACCATATGTGGCTATTTGGTCAATGGGTGTTAGCAAGCAATCTGCATTTAACACTATTCGTGAATACGCACTGGAGACAGGCAGTATTTCAAATCTTACTTGGAAGGTGAAGCGCAATGGTCAGGGAACTGAAACATCGTACACACTTATTCCAGGTGGTCCAGATAAGGAACCATTTGATTGGGCAACAGTTGAACCTTTCCCACTAGAGAAAGCACTCAACAAGATTCCTTATGCTGAACAAGAAGCCTTTTATCTAGGCTTTGACACACCAGGCACTACATCTACAAACATGGACTGGTAATCGCCTAGGTGAATTACGTAGGCTTGCATGTCCACACACACTATTCACTTATGGATGGTGTTGCTACTCCAGAAGAATATATTGACCGAGCAGTTGAACTTGGTATGCCAGCATTGGCTATCACAGATCACGGAACCTTATCTGGGCATCGGGAACTGTACCGAATTGCAAAAGCAAAGGGCATCAAGCCAATTCTTGGCATAGAAGGCTATTTGGCATTAGATAGACATGATAAAAGGGATAAGTCCGAAAGGGTAGGTCCACTTGATGTCAACTACTTCCATATAGTTCTTCTTGCCAAGAACCAACAAGGTTTAGAAAACCTTAATAAACTAAATGAGATTTCATGGACAGATGGTTTTTATCGTAAACCACGTATTGACTTTGAAGTATTAGATCAATATGGAGATGGCTTAATTGTTTTGTCTGCTTGTCAAGGTGGATTGATTGCAAAAGCTATTGAGAATGAAGAGTATGCTTTTGCAAAAGAAAAAGTACAGTGGTTTAAGAATCGCTTTAAAGATGACTTTTATATTGAACTCATGCCACATAACCCAAAGAATATTAATGATGAACTTGTTGCTCTTGCAAAGGCATTTGATGTTAAAGTTGTAGTCACACCCGATTGTCACCATGCAGATACAAGTCAAAAAGAAATTCAGGAGATGATGCTCCTACTAAATACCCACGGTAAAGTTATAAAAGAATCAACTTTTGATAAGTCAAAGAAGATTGATAACATGATGGAACGTCTAGACTACTTGTATGGAAAAGACCGTCAAATGTCTTTCCGTACTTTTGATATTCACCTTCTTTCTTATGAAGAGATGAAGGCTGCAATGGCAGAGCAGGGTCATACTGATGAAGAAATGTTTGTAAGCTCTATTGAAATTGCAGACAAAGTTGAAGATTACGATATTAAGTCTGGACTTGACCTTCTTCCAGTTCAATATAAAAACCCAATGAAAGAACTAAAAACACTTGCCATTGAAGGTTTAACTGAGCGTGGTCTAGAATCTAACCAAGAATATCTTGATCGTCTTGAAGAAGAATTAAAAATTATTGGTGAAAAGAATTTTGGTCCTTACTTTCTAGTTGTGCGTAGCATGCTTAACTGGGCAAAGAAAGAGGGCATTATGGTTGGTCCAGGTCGTGGATCTGCTGCAGGATCTTTGCTTTGTTATACACTTGGAATCACAGACATTGATCCGATTAAGCATGGTCTTTTATTCTTCCGATTTATTAACCCTGACCGTAATGATTTTCCAGATATTGATTCTGATATCCAAGATAACCGTCGTGATGAAGTAAAAGATTATCTAGTTAGACAGTATCGCCATGTTGCTTCAATTGCAACATTCATGCAGTTTAAAGATAAGAACATTGTTAAAGATGTTTCTCGTGTATTAAACATACCACTTGCTGATGCAAATAAGGTCAACAAGCAAATTGATACTTGGGATGAATACTGTTCTTCAAAATCTGCTGCATGGTTTAGAGAAAAGTATCCAGAGGTTGAGCTTTACGGTGAACAACTTCGTGGGCGCATTAAGGGTACAGGAATTCACGCTGCAGGAGTTGTAACATCTAAGGACCCTATTTTTAGATATGCTCCAATGGAAACACGATCAGTTGCTGGACAAGATGAAAGAATTCCAGTGGTTGCTGTAGATATGGGTGAGGCAGAAAATATTGGACTGATCAAGATTGATGCTCTAGGACTTAAAACTTTGACGGTACTTAAAGATTGCATTGACATAATTAAAGAGCGTGAAGGCACTAAGATTGACCTTCTTAAGCTCAACATGGATGATGCAAATGTATATACTATGCTTTCAGATGGATACACAAAGGGTGTATTTCAATGTGAAGCAGCA